CCGCAGATAATCGAACGGGCGCGGGCTACGGCTGGTACTTCCATAGCTTCTTGCCGTGTCGTATACGGCGACATAAACATAGGTGCAAAGTTTTGGCTGGGTAATACGTTTACGGCTGCGGTAACGGTAGCAGGTTCGGCGGCTGTAATTTGCGACGTCAGACTAAAAACATCTAATAGACCCATGCTATAAGTATGCGCCGACATTTGAATAACGGCTAATTTTGCAACACTTTGGAACGTGCTTCACCGTGTCGCGCTAACCGAATTAGTAGGTTCTTGACCCCCCCCTAGTGGCTAGCGCGACACTTGGAGAACCTGTGAAAGGTTAGACCGACATTATCACAGGTTCGGCTTGTGGCATAGTGGCGTGGCCTACAGCCATGACCAAAGCAACCGCGGCGCTAATTGGGTTAGTAGCTGCACGTCTAGCAATACGCCACCCGCCGTCACCTGCTGGCCTTCGGGCGCAGGCTACTAAATGTTCGTATAACACTTCTTGCCCTGCGTGAATTAGTCGCCCGTTATTCATGGCGTTTAGTGTTTGGTCGCAGGCTATTGCGAAGGTACTACTACCCCATTGAACCGGTACGGTCTGGTATTGCCTAGATAAATGGGGCGCGATAAATCCAGCCGTATTTGGGTCATAGGCAAGAACCCGCGGGTTAAAGCGCCTAGCTAATTCTGCTATCTCACTAGCTAGGGCTGTATGTTCTATTCCGCCTTCCTTAAACCATTCGTGCACGAACACGGCTATCTGTTCGTCCGGTTGAATTTGCACGCTAACCAGGTAAGCCCGTTCGCGGTTGAAGGTTAGGTCTAAGCCCATGTAGGTAGGCAATTCGTCTACCATGCTTATTTGCCGTTTGCCTTCGTTCCACTTGGTCAAGTCCCACGGGCTGGTCATGGACGAAACCCACATACATAACGACTCGGTTTGGAATGCTTCCTTAGTGTCGAATTTCGCGCTATCCAAAATACTCTCTAGGTCTATTAAGTGGCCTAGTGCTGGGTTAGCCTGTTGAATAGCGTGTATGTCCGGTGGGTTCACTTGCGAACCTTCCGTAGCGCTCCATTCGTACCAGCCCATTCGGGGCGACTGGTTCATAAGCGCCCGCGTCCGTAGGCTGTTTAATACCGTGCTGGCTTCGCTACCTGCGTTAGAAGTTATCCAAGTCTGCCCGCCCGTGGTTCGGGTTAGCGGTACGGCGGCCTGCCATGCTTCTTCGCTAATTTCTCGCAGCTCATCTACATAAAGTAAGTTAGCCGTGCTACCGCGTGAGCCTTCCGACGTCGCCGCCCTAATGCTGTATTTCCTAATTCGCTGGCATTTCTCGGAGCAGCTTTTAGGGTAATGGTGGCAATAAACTTCTAATTCTTCCTGCCCATTAGTACGGCTAACGCGCTTAATTCTTTTACGCGTCCAGTCCAGGCTTTCGGCTAGGTCTACGGTTTGCTTAAAAGTATCTAGGGCTAATTGGCGGGTCTGCGCCATAGCAATAATTTGCTTACTTCCAAAGACGTACAAGTGAGCCAAAAATACCTGGCGCATTAACGCCGTCTTTCCATTCTGGCGCGCTACCAAAACCCCTACGTTCGACTTAGCCCACTTACCTTCGGGCGTCATCTGTAGGGCGTCCATAGCCACGTATTGTTGCCAGGGTAAAAGCGGTTGCCCAAATTCTTCGGCTAGGTCTATTACGACTTGACCAGCGCTAGGCAGGTTTTGGCTTGGACTTTGAAGGCGCGGCTTCGAGAACCCGTAAATAGTTTGCGACGTATCCAAGTCCATTGGCTTCTTCTTCCTTGTTGCCCTGTGTTCGTGTTTCCACGGTTAAGTGTAATTGTGCCAGTATTTGGGTGAACCTTGCCGCTAATGCGGGTACTTCTTTAAGTTCACCGGTATTAAAGCTAGTGTCAAGCGCATAGGCCAGCCGTCTAGTTAGTGCTATCGCCCCTGCATCTGACTGGGTTAGCCATTCGGCAGCTTCTATAGCCGCTTCTAGGTTTTGGCTTATTTCATAGGGCTGTATCTGGGTGCTTCCGGAATAATCGGTCATGACTTGGAAGTATCTGCCATAGGCGGGCTTGAAACAAGCGTAGGGGAGAGAAACAGCATGGACAGGGGTCGGGGTGCAGAAGCCCCAGAAAAAACGCCCCTATCGGCCTTTAATCGCCTTGAATTGAATTTAGCGGTCTTGACCTTATGACACGCAGCGCATAACACTTGAAGGTTCTCTATGCTGTCGTCCCCACCTGAAGCCAGTTCTATAACGTGGTCTACTTCGTTACCTGGTTCGCCACAATAGTTACAGGTCTTGCCGTACATTCTAAAGGCTTGCGCCCGTAGGCTTTCGCGCTTAGTAGTGTTACCGCGTAATCCGTGCTTGCTCATCTATCGCCCTTCATAATCTCGTAAGCCTTCATTAGTCCGCGTTCGTAGCTGCTAGTTTCTCTAGGGTTTAGGTCTAAAATGTGGTCTGCCAGTAGGTCTAATCGTTCTCGCCATGTAGCTTCTACAATTCCTGCTAATGCCCTTATGTCGCTTAATTCTTGCGTCTGTTTATCGTGGTCTTGAATTAGTAGGTTTACCCTGTCTACATAGTTTATTAAGTCCTGTTTAGGTACTTGTAGGTATTCCATTTAATTAGATTAGCAAGGACTTAACCCAGAGGTGAGCAGGCAAGGAATGGCTTTACTAAACACCATTCACTTAACCCGTCGGTTCGCTTGGGTCGTCATGGGGACTAATGTCCAGCCGCGCCATATGCCTAAACAATTTGGTAACTAATACTTGGGCGGCTCGTTTCAAGTACACCGGTTAGGCTCGCATTTCTGCCTGTATGGGCTAATAAATCCATACCAATAGTACGCCATCTAACGGCGGTTTACGCGGTTATTAGCCGCGCCTACGTTATACTTCGTAGTGAGTATCGGGAACTCGTACGCTACCATAGGTATTCGCGACACGTCCTAATGTGGGGAAGCTTAGGGCGTGTCGCTTTTTTATGGGTTGTCTTTTAATTCTTTCAATTCCTGCAAATACCCAGTTAATAACCAAGTTATTTTCTGTACGTCGTTAGGCTTGTTGTAACCGCCTAATTCGTAGCCGTTTAATACTTCGGTTAAAACGAACTTTATAGCTTCTATTTCACCGTCTAATTTTGTTTCTTCTACTATGTAATCAAATTCGCTCATAGTTCCGTTACCTTTTCTACGTACTTTTCCATAGTTCCACAGCAGTAAGTAACCCAAAGCCTTTCATGCGTGTAAGGGTCATAGCCCAGGTCTGTCGGGCTTAAGGTATTGCCACAGCCTTTACAGTATTCCGGCAGGCTTTGAGCTGCTAAGTAATGCCCATGCACTTTGGCCTTAATGCTGTTCCAAATTTGGTCGTTCATTATTTGCCCTTCTCGTGTTCGGTGGTTTCTAGCATGTAGTCAATAAGTTCAAAGACCTTTTTAATCTGGCTATTCGGCTTATCTATGAAAGCGTTAATGTGTGTCTTTAATTGCAGTAGCGCGTTCGCATAACCAGCGTCATACAGCTTCTCTAATGGTTCTTTCATACCCTGTTGCTCCATTTTTTTTTTACCTTTTTACCGTATAAAGAACGGTCAATTTTTTTAATTTCTTTGACGTTTACAATTATTGAAGTGATTATTGCGCCAAATAACAGCGAATTTAACATGATTAAAAACGTTTTTGAGCTCATGCCCTGTTGCTCCATTTCTCGCAGAACCCGCATGGCCTGCCTATGTAATACCAAGCGCCGCAGGTGCAGCGCTGGACATCTTCATCTCTTGCCACTTGCCCAAGCCCACCAAAGCGTAAGCGACTCCTTAAAGTCACTACATTTATGAACCTTGCCGTTATTCCAGACTTCGGAATAGTAGACCTTCTGGGCGGCTGTATCGCCATAACCCAGCATTACGCTAAACGCTGGTTGCATAGATAGCCGCCAAAGCATTATGGCCTGTCCGGACTTCATAGGTATTTTTGGTACTTCCCCTATGCCGTCCCAATGCTTCATTTCAACCAATAGGAAGTGGTCATTACGTTCACCCATGAAGCCGTAGAAGCCGTCTATGTCGCTTAGTGTTGCCTTATCGCCCCAGCCTTGCGTAAATCCCCATTTATCGAATTGCCAGGTATTGCGTAAATGCGCTTCCATGTCGCGTATTTCATGCGTCATTATCTTCACCTGCCAAAGCCTTCATAGTGTCGCAAGGCCATGCCTGAAAGTCTGCGCCGTCCGCTGGGTGTTCTACGCAAGTGGTACAGAATTTAACCCCGTGCCGCATACCCATAACGTGAGCCATACGAACGCGGTTTAGTGTGCGTTCTAGCTTGTCGTAACTAAGTCCTTCGGGGCAAATGCAATTACAGTAGTCGCTATGTTCTGGGTTCATGACCTATCCCACCTGGCTTTGCATTCGTCTGCCGTACCGCCTACCGTGCAGACATAGCCGCCGTAAGGTTCGCCGTTCTTCTTTAGTCCGGTCTTTCTTCTCATGTCACCGTGTACGCATTGTGGCACTTCTAAACCCGCTGGTTCTTTCTCAAGCGCCCAGGGGTCTACTTCCGCAGCTTTGGGCGTAACTTGCCTAGCCTGCGAAGCGTTTACTTCTTGCTTAGTAGCCATTGACTTGCCCAGCCCAATACCTAACGCTCCGATTGCGCGGCCTATCGCCGAAGTTTCGAGGTTGGCTAATTCGCTACCGCGTGTAAAGGCGGTCTTACCTTGCGCTAGTTCGCTACACGTTCCCGTGGCTGGTCTTACGTCGTCTGGCGTCCGGTAGACCCGTGCTATGCCCCAAATAAATTCGGGGTTACCTTCCATAAGGCCGCAGAATTCAAATTGAATAGAAGCGTCCGGGAATTTCTTGTAAAGCAATTCGATGCGGGTCTTTACGTCTACATAGTCGCTAATATCATAGGTCATAACTTCCACCCGTCTTCTGCCATTTCGTCTTCTATGGTCTTACCGTTTAACCAGTTATGGGAGCGGGTTCGCTGGTACTGGTTCTCATAGCTCATGCCCCAAAAGAAGCCGACGGCTATTGAAGCAAATACGAGTAATAAAGTGAATCCGTTAAAAAACATTTGCCCTGTTCCTTTGTTTGTTATTTTGTTTTGTCTATTTGGTCTTGACTATAACGCTTAACCCCGCCAATTTTTAGCGGCTTAAGCGTGCCGTTCTTTTCCCAGCGCCATAAGGTCGTCCGGTTTACCTGTAGCTTGTCTGCTACCTGTTTAGCGGTTAAATACTTTTCCATACTTACCCTTCGTTGCCCTGTGTGTTTATTATCGTTGCATGGTGTTGCAAGTGTCAAGCCTATTATTTCGGCGTGTCATGGTCTTTCAGGTGGGTCTTGACCATTTCCTTAACTTCATTAACCGTGTTAATTAGGTCAGGCAAAGACTTGCCCCCGTTGCTGTGTGGCTGGATTGGGTAGGTCATTTGGTCTATGTAAAGCTTTATTGGCTTAACTACAGCCCATTTAATAAACATTCCTATAAACGTAGCTATGGTTAAAAGCGCGGCGGCGTATTGCCCTAATAGTAACAAGTCCATAACTTCAAGCCTTCACCCATTTATCTGGGTTCTTATGCTTCACCGGTGACCAGGTGCGCTGGCTAAGAATTTGAAAGTGTAAATGGGGCGCGGTGCTGTTACCTGTGTTACCCGATAACCCAATAACTTCGCCCTGGTTAATCTTCTGGCCTACTCGTACTTTAACTTCTGATAGGTGGCAATAACCTGCCCATAGTCCAGCGCTACCGTCTGGAAATTTAACGTTATCCACAATTACGTGTAAGCCCATAGCAAAGCCCCAGCCCTTGCGCATAACGTGCTTACCCGCGTGTACGACTACCCCGCCCACAGCTGCATAAACGGGCGTGCCTGTTTTAACGCCATAATCTATGCCTTTGTGAAGTGTTCCATTTCGGTATTTAGCGCCGTAAGGAAACGTTACTAAGCCTTCTTTAACTGGCTTCATCTAGGTTAGCCCGTCCGTAATTCTCGTATTCTGGGTTTAACCAGTTAATTAGCACGGGTAAACCAGCGCCTAGCCCTATGGCTATAGCGGGGTGTAGTCCTAGTGAATTGAAGTTAAGTAATACCCAGCCCAAAGCGCCAGCCCCAAATACTTTTAGAAATGAAGCGATAGGGCTATGAGCTAGCCAGGTTAGAAATGTCATTATTCCGCACCTGGGCAGGGTTCGTCCGTTTCTACGGCGTCCGTGTATGCGAAGCACGCGCCACACATTACGGGGTTACTAGGGTCGCACATATTGACGGGTTCTAGGTTGTAAACACAGTCTTTAGTAGAACAAGTGAAAATGTAAATCATTATGACCCCTAAGCGGCTTCGTATGTCAAGGTAAAACTAAAGCTATTGCCTGTTGTCCAAATTGCTGGAATGTTGGACGCGGTATTACTGTTCTGTACGTAAGTTTGGTTTGCTACCAATGCGTATAAATCGGCACGGGTACTACTTCCAATAGTAACAAAACCTGTAGTAGCAATAGCGCCCGCAATTAAACCACAAGTGTTTGTAATTCGGTCTAAATTATCGCCTGTTGCTGTTACTGGTAAAGAAACGCCAATACGCCCAGAAACCACTGAGCTACCACCTAAAGTAATCAAAACTTTCATATGTACCGTTTTGCCAAGTTTTACGTATTTTGCCAATGTAATTGTGCCAGTACCAAGCGTAAAGTTTGTAAATGTTGGCGTGTACGAAGTCCAAGCTAATAAGCCTGTACCGGTACTAGTGTCAATAGCATTACCTAGCGTTCTCATGGCTAGCGCGCCGTCTTTTACTAGGTCGGTGTCGTCTGGCGTTTCCCAGCCATTATTAGTTGTAGTTGCCATTTAAGCATTCTCCCATATTGTGGTCGGATTGTAGGTATTCCAGGTAGTAGTTTGTGGCACTTGTAGCCAAATTTGGCTTAAGTAAGTTTCGGAATAGGCCGAGCAATACAGATTAATAAAGGCTTCATAACGGGTTAGTTCCCATTCCCAGCCTTCTATGAACCCGTCAAAAGTCTGTCCAAATACTTCTGGTAAAGCGTTAGTTTGAACCCGTAGCCCGTTATAAACAGCTGCTAAAGCGTCCCTAGTTGCGTCTGTTACCGTGGGGCTATGTAAGGCTACGCTCAACTGGTCAGGATAAATACGCGGGTAAGCGCGGCTTTCCAAATAGGCCTGCGCCTGTTCTAATGCGTCTACGCCACTTTCCAGCCAGGTGTCTTTAGTTCCGGAAAGTTCACCGTAAATAATTGCGCTTTGGTCGTCACGCGCTGTTTCTGTTGCGTTCGCCTTGTATTGAATAGTCACGTTATTGACAAGGTTTCCAAGTTGCGCGTTATTGGTTAATCCATTGGCTAGTAAATCGTCTGCCGTTAGGGTTAAAGCGCTGTTTAATGCCCGTGCCGCGTAGTCGTCATAATGAATAGACCCGTCCGCAGCTTCCCAAAGTACCCCGCGCCCACTATCGGCGGCTGTTTGTGCTAGCACTAACGCGCTGTCTTCACCGTCTGAATAGGCGTGTAGTTCGTATTGCCCTGGTCGGTCTATGTCTGTGGCAAGACCATTTACTAAGGCTTCGTTAGCCCCGTCATAGTTAGCCCAAGTAGTTACATTCGGCTGGTCATTCCAGGTGCTTACGTTGTCTAAATCGTCCCATTCGGTTACGAAAGCTTCGTAAAGGATATTGTAAACGCGGTCACCGTCAAATTCTTTGGCATAACCAGAAGTACCCGCAAGGCGTCTATTTAGTAGGGCTAGCGAACCCGTAGCCGTCACGTTATAGCGGGCTATGCTTCCAATGTCGCCGTAAGCGTCTAGCGTTATTGAAATGTCGCTAACCGTGCCGGTATAAATAGTTTCCTGCCCGCCCGTGCCTTTATCTATCTTCACCTGTAAATTGTCGGCTAGTTCAATGTCTAGGGGCTGGCTGGCGTCCGTCCAAAATTGCAAGTTAGCAAAGCCCGCTTGAGGCTGTTCTAGTACGTCCCGCCTACCGGTACTAATGCGTATGCTGGAAATAGTGTTGGACGGGATAAAGATACCGCCATCTATTTCTACCGTAGGGTTAGGTTCGTAGCTTGTCACAGCTGCGCCCCTGCAAGATTAACCGCGCCTGTTCGCCTGGTGCTTTGTTGCATTAAGCGCTCAATACTTCGGCGGGCGCTTTCGCCGTCTATTACGCCATTGAAGATAAACGTATTACCGCTACCCCCACGGTCTGGCCTGATTGAACCACTACCGGAAGGCACGAATATTTCGCTTCCAAATTCGCCTACACGGTAAGGCCGTCCAGCCATTACAGAACCGCCCGCAGCTCTCGAACCGCCACCAGTACCCTTAGCACCACCACCGAAGCCAGGCAAGAAACCAGCGTAACCCGCCTTGCCTTCACCGATAATTACAGTATCTACTAACTTACCCATGATGCTTTTAGCGCTTCTGTATGCCCCTGCTACGGCATTTATACCGCCTGCTATTGCTACTAATGCGCTGGCTAGTTCTTGCATACCGTCCGTGGCTTCGTTGCCGTCGTCCGTAAAAGCCTTAAATAGTGTCTGAAAACTTTCGGCTAAAATCTTTAGGCTACGCCCTAGACTTCCTGAACCTGTGTCCCCAGTTTCGCCTTGAAGTTCTCTGGCGCGGGCGCTTAATCCTTCTGGGTCTTCGCCACTAAAGGCCTTTGAAACTTCGCCTACTTTGTCTAGCAAATTTGAAAGAATAGGTAGTAATTTCTTTCCTACGTTTTCCTTAAATTCGTCTATTCGAATGTTAAAAATTCTTAGCTTGCCGTCAAAACTTTCGGCTTCCTGGTCTGCAAAGCCGCCAAAAGACTTACGTAATTCTTCGGTTACTATCGTAAAGTCTTTTTGTTTTAGAACGCTTTGGTCAATACCTAAACCTAAGCGGCCTAGCGAAGCATTGTTACCGTCATAGCCCTTACCTAAAGCCGCGCTAACGGTTTCTAAATCCTTACCGGTGGCCGTTGAAATGTCTAGCGCAAGGTTAAGTAAATCCTGCGCCTTCTTAACGTCTTCGGTAGAACGTAGTAAACGGGCAAAGCTTGGGCGTAGTTTGTCGTCTTGAACGCCTACCCGTAATTGTGTGGCGCTTATGTAATCTTCTACGCTGGCGGTTAATTTGTCGTTAGCGCCCACGGTCTTCTGTAATTGAATGGCTAGAATTCGGCTGCTTTTCTCATCTTCTGCCGCTGCCTTAACCGCGTCTATACCGACCTTTACAGCCATAGCACCAGCCGCCGCGCCTACAGCTGCGAAAGCGCCCGCGGCTATTTTGCCGTATTTGCTTACCTTGCTACCAAAGCCTTTAGCGTCATTACCTGCGGTGGCTAGACCTTTACCGAATTTAGTTACATCTGCTAGAAGGTTTAGCTTCATTGTGCGCATAGTTGCCATTATTGAATAACCCCCTTAGTCCAATTACTTAGAACCACGTCTACGGCTTCGTGCCATTCTTTTCTAATTCTAGGTTGGTTCTCTCGCAAGGTTGGGTAAATCCAATAGCCTGCGCTACCACGCCCGCGCTGTGGACTACGGTACGGGAAGCGGCGACCACCATTAGGGAAGCGTCCCGCCTGGCTTGTAGGGTCTGCGCCAAATTCTGAACCGTAAAGCAATTCGCCCACGCTAGGCGCTGGGTTAGTCGGGGTAACTTTACGGCTTACTTTAGCCTTCTTGCTACCGCCAATAGTTACGGAAGGAACGCGGTCTTTATTTGCTCTAACCGTGTTAGCAACCTGTACGGCCTGCGCGCCCATAGGTGCGTGAACGGCTGCGCGCTTAATGTCGTCCGCTAACCAGCTAGCAATAGCTTTGGCCTTTTCTTTAAGGTCTGTTTTGCTTTCTTTGTCCATTTGGTTAAGCGTTTTAAGTAGTGCGCGAAGTTCGGGCGTTACGTCCATTTTAACTTGAATGGTTTGCTTATCTGCCATTATCGCCCGTTCCTCTCTGCTATTAGTTCGTATGCCGTGGCTACATCTGTGAGCGACCAGGTAAACAAGTCCGTAAGCGGAATACCGGTATTAACGGATAACGCTATTAGTTCTCGCTGGACGCTTCCGCGTCCGTGGCTTTTGGGTCTTCGCTCAATACGTCAAAGGTTTCGAATTCGTGTAGAACCCATGCCTTATGCGTCTTAAGTTCGGTTTTCTTTTCGATTACCGCAGCCTTGAATAACAAGCTGGTAATAATGTCTAAAGAACCTTCCGCCATTTTCGCGCCTGCCTGTTGCATAGTTAGACCAGTTTCCCGTTCTAGTTCTATCCAAAGCCACGCGCTATCGTCGCTCACTATGTATTTGTTGCCCTGTTGGGTGGTTACTTCGTATTTCATTTATTGCCCTGTTCTACTAGTTAAGCGCGTGCTACGCTTCCGTCTTCTACAATTAGTTCTACTGTGGTGGTTAGCACGTCTACCGCGCCACCGCCTGCGGCTGGGTATGAAGGAAAGCACGAGCCTGTGAAGGTCGAGCCGTTCGCATCAAAGCTAAAACTTAGTGCGGTATCTGGCGCAGCTTCTGCGGCGTCCCATAGTGCGTCACACAATGAACCTACCGCGCCCCAGTCTGCGTACATTTCTACGCTTAGGGTCGCTGTCTGGTCAATGGTCTTGTAAGCGCGTCCGGAAAGCACTTCTAGAACCGCCTGGTTTAGTTCGGTAGTTAGCGTAACTGTTGAAGCCTGCGCGTCGTAGCTGTCGCCGTCTATAGTCAGGGTTAAGTCCCTGCCTGTAATGAAAGTTGCCATTGGGCTAACCCTTCCTTTTCGTTGTTATGTGTTCGTTACCAGTTCAATGGTTAATGAGCTGGTAAGCATTTGCTGGCCTGAAACTTCCTGAATAATTGGCTGTGACCAGCCGTTAATAATGGAAGTACCGGTAGGCAATAAGTCAAAGACCGATAAGCCTAAACTTTCAATGTTTGCTAAAGCTGCCTGATTATCTGCCGCGCCTACTACCGCCGTAAGTTCGAAACGGACGTTAATACGGTTACCCGCCCCGCCAATACTTGCAGGCGTTAGGTATGGGCTAGCAGGTACTAGCACTAATGCAGGTGGCGTAATCTGTTCCCGCGGGAACGCATAAACTACGCGCCCAGCCGCGCCTAATGCGGTGGCTAGGTTATTGCGAAGTGTGGTTAAGTCTGCCATTACCCGACCAGGCTATTCGTATCTACGTTCTTACCTAGTAGACCCATTACGCGCTGGAGCATAGAACGGCCTAAACGGTATGGCGCTGGAGCAAAGTCCACGCCTTGTTGCCCCATAGTTCCTTTTTGGGTTTCCCAAATGTCTACGGCTAGGGCTAAACAAGCTTCCCGAACGCTGGCGTTAGTGTCGTAAAGTGTTGCCTGCGAAGTTAAGACCGCGCTACCGTATGGGCGTAGCGGGGTTTCTAGAATGTCTGCGTTAGTAATTGCTACCTTGAAGAAGTCTGTTCCGCGTTCGGTTACGGTCTTAGAACCGTTAAAAGGACTTCCGCAGCTTGTTACGGTAAGCGCCGAACCTACAATAAATTCGTGCGGTTCTCTGGTGTAGTAAGTTGCTACGTTATCTTTTAGGCGTACCGAGATAATGCTAGACCGGTTAAAGTCCAGGTAACTTAAAATAATGTCGCTGGCGGCGTCTGCAACTTGCTGGACTACCGCGTCTGAATAGATTGAACCAATGCCAAGCACAGCCTTTAATTCACTAATGCTAATAATTGCCATAGGTTTAACCTTTCAGAATTGGGGTGTAGGGGCGGCACAGGGCAGCACCGCCCCTACGATTATTTGGACTTACGCGGTCTGCTGGTAGACCCGAACGCCCAAAGGCTTCTTAACAGCGATTGCGCCGTATCCGTAGACACAGACTTCGATTTGGCCTGAACCAATGACGTCTACACGTACCTGGCGTACTGGGCTTTCGTACCATGTTGCAGCTTCAGGGGCTAGCAAAATCATGCCCTCGTCGCCGCCTGCGCCCATGTGTGGGTCTACAAATAGGTTAGTTCCCAATACGTTGCCTACGATTGAAGTACCATTTACAGCGCCAGGGGCGTTGCTTGGTGCTGCGGCGTTGTATAGCGGACGGTCTGAACCGTCTTGGTAGCCCATAATTGCAGACCAGTTAGTGGTATTAGCAATTAGGTTGCGTGCGAAGTTGCCTGAACCTGCGTAAGCTGCGGCGCTTTCAGTTGCGATAAATGACTGTAGGCCGTCTGCGCCAGCGGCTACCGCTGTTGCATCTGTTCCACCGGATAGAAGCGCAGCGTTTACGGCTAGGTCAGTTGCCTTAGCGTAGGCTGTGTTCATTTCGCGCAGAAGTTCATTTAGAAATTCTGGGCTTGAACGGTCAATGAGCTCCCAGGATACGATACTAGCGCCCGCGTATTTCTGTACATCAACAGTTAGGTAATTTGAAGTCATAGGCGTACCGAATGGTGAACCTTCTTCGTTTACATCTGCAACTGTTGGTGCTTGAGTTAGCTTTGGAATTGTGAAAGACATTCCGGAAGCAGGCAAAGCGCCTTGAGAAATTGCGTCAATAGTTGGACGTCCAAAAATTGAAGTGGTAATAAATTCTTGCAAGTGTGGTGCAAGGGTTAGACCGGTGTTTGTGGTGGTGCTTTCGTCCGCAGCACGTAGGTACTGGCGGCTATCATCATTACCCATAGCAGCTTTAATGCTGTGTTCTAGGTATGAAGTTGCGTCTACGATTGGTGAACGCGGGGCGGTGCGAATTGGAGCGGCAGCCTGAATAACAGCGGGTGCTGCTTCAACTTCTGCGGCTTCAACTTCTGGTTTTTCGTTTTCCATTGTTGTTTCCTTTTGGTTTTCCTCGGCTGCTGCTTCGGTGGCTTCTGGTTCTTCTTCGCTAGCGGCTACATCTGTTATGAGCGCGCTTTTGAAGGCAGGGTTTGTTACATGAGCGACCTGTAACAGGGTGGCAGCGCTTACGCGCATTACGCCCTTGTCTATGGTGTATTCGTCCGCGCTGGCTTCAATGCTAAACGCTGGGCGTAGACCTTCGGCGGCTTCGATTAGTGCATCTGTTCCCGCTGTAGTCGGAGCAATTTTGAAGCTCATTGAGATACCGGCAGGCGTAATAATCTCGCTACCCTGGACGCCGCGGCCTAGCGGGTCTGTTCGCGAATGTTCCTTATTAAGAATAATTTCTTCGGCCTTGAATTGCTGGAACGAACCAAATTCAAAGATAACCGCGCCAGCGCTGGTATTACCTGAAATACCGAACGGGACTATAGTCCCTGTAATGGTTCTATTCTCTACGTCTGCGGCGAGAATTTTACCGTCGAAGTTAATTTGCATTAGTTTCACTTCCTCGTGGTGCTAGGTCTTCCATTTCGCGGGCTTCGTTAATGTCAATTAGACCAAGTTCTAACATTCGTCCGACTACTTCAATACGTTCTAAAGCTGTACCGCGTAGGTATTCTTCAACCTCGAAACGAACGCGCTGGGTCATTGGGGTAATGTCGTCCATACTTAGACGGCCTTCTACGGCAATTAGGTACGGCATTAGAGATAGGTCAATGAGCGAACGGCGTTCCTGCAAGGTATTGCTGTAGGTGCTGGAAGTGCTTTCGGCATTTAAGTACCAGGCTGGAATGTTCATTAGGCGTGCTATTTCGGTAGCCGTATTCATGCGGTTCGCGCTTAATTCCATTTGGGTAGCGTCAAAGCCGAACGCCTGAACCTCGAGGTTTCCGGATAGGTAAGCGGTAGAACGCTGGGCGCGGGCTGCCTTCCAATTTGCTAGTAACGCGCTTACCTGATTAGCGGGCAAATCTACGCCGCTGTTCTTTATATACATGGCTGGCGCTGGTTCTTCTGCCATACGGCTTACAGCCTTTTCTAGGTCTAGCGCGGTTTTAATCGTGCGACCTGCACGGCTTAAAATTCCGCCAGTACCTAGCCCGTAAAACACAATTAAAGAACCGACGCCGCTCATAGGCACTTGTACGCCGTCTACCCAAAAACCGTCTACGACAATACCCGCTAA